CTAAGTCAGTGAGTAATACACACTCTCGTTACTAGTAGAGTGGAATGTTCTGCTCTTGCGAGCTCACTAATTTGCTTTTAATGCTTTCTTTTTTCTGTGGATACGTTTGTAACGTTGTATTGCTTTCCACTCACGTTCATTTAACCGCATCTTTAATATGTACACGACATTAATTAATGCTATTACTGCATTAAGTGTAATGGTGTGCATATTGCCAGTGACCAGCATGTGATATGCTATAGCACATAAACCACTGCCAGTGGCCATTATTCGTAAATGAAAAACGTTCTTTAACGCAAAGGTGCCAATTGCTAGTATAGCACCTATGTAAAATATAAATTCTGAAAGTTCCACGTAGTGATATTCCTTGTTATTGTTATGAAGCATTTATTTATCTAATTTGGAGTCCCGTGAAAGTGCATACCTCCCATACAGTTGTACAAGCTGCGTCCTAAAGTTAGACGAACGGAACATAATTTGGAGCGTTCGTGTTTATTCGAATTATTTTACAAGGTAGATAAATAATAGTATGAGTATTTGTAAACACTGTGATAAAAATATACCTGCTAATAAAATGGCAAATCACGTACGATGGAAACACACTACTGTGAATCCTAATAAATATAATATAAAATGTTCTTGCGTTGTGTGTAAAAAAGAATTACACACATCTGGAATAAAAAGACATCACGCAACTCACCTAACTAAAAAGATAGTTAAATCACACTGTAACCAATGTAATGCTCCTATATACAATAACAATAAATTTTGTAATTCTAGTTGTGCTGCTATTTACAATAACAGTCGCAATGATTATTCTAAAATTAAAACAGGCCCGAAACCCGGATCTAAACCTAAATATACTAAAATTAAGCAATGTGTAATATGCAATAAATTTCATCCTGGTCGAGGAGCAAGTTGCTCCAAAGAGTGTAAATCAAAGTTGTTATCCATTTGTGTAAAAGAACGAATATATAACGGATGGAATCCAAACGATAATCGTGGTAGAGGTAAACAATCATATTTAGAATCTAGTTTCGAGTCTTGGCTTAATGATAATTATCCAATATTACAATATCAAACAGAATATCCTATAAAAAGGCTAGATGTAATAAAAACATATTTTGCTGATTTCTATTTCCCATCACTAAATTTAATCATCGAACTAGATGGTACTCAACATAAATATACTGTCGAGTACGATACCGAACGAGATGATTATATTTCTTCTGCATACGGTATCAAAGTTGTCCGCATTTCGCATAAAGAATACACAAAACAAACACGTATAAACGAAATTAAAAACTTATTAAGAGCATAGTGAGCATCATATCCGGATCGAACGGATGCCTTCGAATTGGAAGTCCGACATGCTACCAATAACACCTATGATGCTCACTATACTCTATAATTTGGTACTCCATAGCGGAATCGAACCGCTCTTTTTCGGATGAAAACCGAAGGTCCTAACCGATAGACGAATGGAGCATAAATTGGCGCCCTGCATTGTTCCACCTCACTCTTACGAGATCATTAAGGACCGACAGGTTTAATATGTTTCGCGAAGTAAGTCACCACAACTTAAATCTTGTTTTTCGTATATCGTACCGCCTAAGTCTTAGCAAATGGTTAATAAGCCGTCGCCTATGCGCCTTGATACACTTAACAGTGACCAGAGAGATCGTTCCGCTGGTACAGGGCATAATTTGGTTTAGATTAAGGTTGACTTTTACATTTATAACCCTGCTTTGCATGTAGAGGGTAACTTAATCTAAATTTGGTAGCAGGTGCAGGAATCTAACCTACCTCAGTTTGGCTTATGAGACCAATGAGTTCAACAGAACTCTAACCTGCGTCTATTTGGTTGTTCAGATTGGAGTTGAACCAATAATCACTTATTTATGAGACAAGCTGCTTGACCAATTTGCATACTGAACATTAAACTATTAAGTATAGAGTATAATCACTGGGTCACATCGCCAGGAGTTGCCACATTTAACCTTGTCGACTAAGGATGCTATACCCCATACTTAATAATTTGGAGCGTAGTCCCAGAATCGAACTGGGTTCTTCGAGTTTGCAATCCGACGCCTATACCATTCCGACCCACTACGCATAATTTGGTACCCCCGGTGGGATTCGAACCTACACTGTATAGTTTCTAAGACTACTTCCTCTGCCAGTTGGGATACGAGGGCATAATTTGGTGCTGAAACAAGGATTTGAACCTTGGATTAGAACATACCAAGCTCTCGTTTTACCTATTAAACTATATCAGCGTTGTTTGGATTAGTTTATCGCAGATTACAACCGTCGCGATACTCGCTGCAACACTAGCAATAAACTAAATTTGGTGGACTATCGGGACTCGAACCCAAGCATAATATCTTTTTGCTTCGTGGCTGCGAACCACTAGTAATACAAACTTAATGTCTAGAAATCACTAAACTCGTACCCAACATTAAACAAACCATATTAGCCCATAATTTACGACCGGAACTTGACCTGTTAAGTCTTACACCACTCTCAACGCTACCAGCCCGACGTGTCCTATTTCAAGGATGTGGATTTTAATTTGGTGGAGTACATGGGACTTGAACCCACTTAAATCAATCATCTTGCAAGGATAATCTGCTTCCCAGTAGCTATACCCCGGAATTTGGACCGGTTACGTATCGTCCGGCGTATAAGGAAGGGTGGTGCCCTTATACCGTTTACACATTTCTACCACCAATACCCTCTGTTATAGGAGAGAGACCATTTATATTTGGTACTCCCTAGTAGTATCGATCTACTGTCTAAACGTTATCAGCGTTTTGTTCTACCATTGAACTAAGGGAGTATAATTTGGCGGACCTACATGGAATCGAACCATGGTCACTTGGTTAACAGCCAATCGCACTACCATTGTGCTATAGGTCCATAATTTGGCGGTCCGTACGAGTATCGATCTCGTGCCATCGCCGTGACAGGGCAACATTCTACCATTAAACTAACGGACCTTAATTTGGTGGTCCAGGTAGGATTCGAACCTACAGTGCCGATTGGCGCCGATTTTACAGACCGGTAGGGATACCTGTTTCCCCATCTGAACCTTAATTTGGTGCCGATACGAGGTAACGATCCCCGGTTCCCTGATTACAAAACAGGTGTTCTGCCATTGAACTATATCGGCTTAGTTTTTCTGTTTCTACCATGTCCTCTATTCTTCGACTTATATGTATCTGTTTGACTGTGACAATTCGGACACAAGAATCTTAAATTACTAGGATCATTATTATAATGATGCCCATCTATGTGGTCTACTTCTAATACTATTTTCTTTCCATTATAAGTATCGTCGACTCCGCAATCTTCACAAACATAACCTTTAATTTCTGCTAAGTGCGATCTAGCCCAATCAGGTGTTTGTAGTTTCCAATCTTTGCCTTCTTCTAACCATTGTCTTATTCTTTCTTTTCTGTTTGCTTCTTTATTACAAGCATGATTACAGTATTTCCGAAGATGGTATATTTCTTTATCGCAGTTTAAGCAATTACCTTTAGGTTTTTGTTTACGATTTGTATTACTATATGTTGCTGAACAACTACTACCACAAAATTTATTATGTCGTTTTTCGTAATCTAATACTGTGTTACATTGTATACATATATTAGGTTTAGTTAAATAATTATCTATTCTGTCTTGCTTTTGTTTAGCACAAGTTATTCTAGATTTATCAGCACCTAATTTACCGGCTTCTGCCTTTGACAGTTTTCGCATATTAAACTCCTTTATTTTATTTATCGAAATAAAGTAAAAAACTTCAACAGCACTGGTATATTCTTAAATACACTCGGGGGTGCTATCTCAGACTTGAACTGAGGCTCTCACCGTCACAGGGTGGATGTCTACCGGTTAACATAATAGCACCCCCGAATATACTTNAAAATATAGCCCCCGAAGGGGCATATATTACCAAATTATATAGTATTGGTATCAGCTACAAGAAGCTAGTTGCCCTCCACTATTCCCATGCTTATGGACCATGGTCTCCAATTCTTTTCTTCTATCATAAAAAAAGCAGCTCTTTGAGCTGCTTCTTTATTTAAATATTCTATTTGCTATTAGCTCATAAAATCCTTAAATAAAGAAGCGTTTCTACCCGGATTAATCATCTCACACTTACTATCTCTGCGATAATCCGCCACCAACGTTCCAGCCCAATCGAGTATCGATTGTATAAATAAATGCTGTAGTTGCGTTAGTGTTTTCATTGAATTTCTTAATTCCTATTAATTAGTTTATGTACGTATTATAACAAATAAAAGTGGTAATGTCAACCTTTATTTAAATTAAATAACACTTTTATTTATCTCTTTGCTATATTATATGTGTATTATATGATCTTTTTGTGGGTTTGTCAACCTTTTATTCTGTTTCAGGCATATCTTTCGGTAAATACGACCAATGCGTTATTTCGTTCTTACTATCCCAGCCATTATCGGGCATATCAAAAGGTAACGTATTATCTCTGTAAAACGCAAAAACATAATCCCCGAAGCCACTGTGCCACGCTAGGACAAGATTGTCGTCCGGTGGCAATTTATCTTTGACATTAATCCACTTCGGTTTCATCACCGTCTCCACCGTCGGTATATTGTTCCCACTCTCGTCGCAATGCGGCGATGGTTTCTTCCTCGGTGTCGAACGGTCCACGTATCATGTAGGATCGATCGTAGTAGTACCAGCGACCACCCACCTCCACAACATATTTATGTTCGCTGCGGGGGATCACTCGAATACCATCATAGTTTGCCACTACTTTAAATATCCTTTGATTTGACCATATCTAAATAGCACGAATGCAGTGATAGCGAATCCTGCCGAGGCAAAAAAACTTCCACCTGTTAAAAAATAAACAGACGCTACGCCTGCACCCGCTAATAATGCTAAAAATCTGATAATGCTAAATACTCTTTTATACCCACCATTAGGTACAAATATTCTTTTGAATGTTTCCACAACTATGCTCCTGTATATTAATTAGTTATATGTACATTATACAGGAGTTTTGTGGATTTGTCAACCTATTTTATATATGTATGATTTTTGGAGACTTGTGTGAGCTCTTTTGATTTTGTGGTACTGCACGAGGGGGTAATATTGAAGATAAATCCGCTGGTACTCTGGCCTTCATTATTATACAGTTTTGCATATTGTACAACGTATATTCTTCACCGAATTGATTTGTCAATGTTAATGTGTTGTTTAGGTCCGGAAAAGGCTTGGCACCGAAGTGTTTATATTTTAGCACAGAATTATACGTAGGATTGCAAGTGACGTTCCATGTGCCCGGTTTTATCACCACTGTTACTACATCTGCAGGTTTGTTAAGTACCGTATATAGAATCCCCGATAATGTTGTTATTATGGCGATAAACGTGCCTAGTATAAATTTATTCATAGTTTATCCTTACGGTATTAGTGCTGATGAATGCTCATTAAATGTATCTAACATTTCCTGTGATGACAACGCACGATCGAATATTTTGAATTCGTCCATTTCACCTTTAAACATAATATGTGGATAATATCCGTATTGATCGTTAACTGATGTACCTGAACTTCTAGTACCTAATGTAGCAAACATTCCTGTTGTATATCCTATGGTACCAGTATATGTTAATGGACCACTCGATATCGAATTATCAGGTTGTCCATTAATATATAACTGTAAATCAGAACCATTGTAAGTAAACCCTACATGTACAGGACTTCCTGTGTTAACAGCTACAGACGACTTTATAAACATTCTATCTACATTACTTGTATTACCTGTTCCTCCTTCTGCTGTAGCAACAAGAAATCCAGTAGCGTTTAATTGAAATAAATATCCATAATTTATACCATCAACTCTGCGCCAATTTGTAAATATCGATTGTGTTGCACCACTGAATGATGTATTAATCCAAAGACACACAGTATGGGTTTGTGTTTTTAATTGTGGCGATTCGTCGAATGTTAAAAAATTAGTACCGTCGAATACCATTGAGTTTGAACTTAACGTATTACCTTGTATTAGTGCCCCGTTAATTGTTCCATCGTGATTATTTGCTGTTTCATCGTACATTATACCGCTCATGAGTTTAATACCTCCCCTAATATTTCGTCCGCTGTTAGTACTCTATCCCAATATTTAGGAGAATCTATAGCTATGTTTTGTGCTGTTTCTTGTGCCCTATTTCTACCAAGTATTGTTGCATTATTAGGATGTTGATGTGGTATGTATCCCGAAGCTCTATAAGACCCTGAAGCCACTGCACCATTTATGTAAGTCTTAGCAATTTTAGTAGAGTTATCATACGTTAACGCAATATGCATCCACTGATCTTGTGCTTCGAGTGTGAGCAGGCCATATCCGGCAATTGCCCAAGTGGACCAATCGCCCATAACAAATGCAATAGTACCTGTTGGAGATACTATTATATAAGTACCCCTGCTAGTACCGTCGTATGCTAACGTTTGTAATATGGCTTGTCCTGTGCTCGGATCAGCCGCACTCGGAACATCTAATAACGTAACACTATCGGCGTATGGTCCGAGATTTTCTGTACGTTTAACCCACAACATAGTGGTAAATGTTTGTGCAGTAGTAGGATCAGAGTTTATATATATAGGACTATCAACTGAAGTAGGACAGGTCCATGCAAGTGATCCTGTTCTGCCAGGTGTTGTAGTAACAGCATTATTTACAGTAATAATTCTAGGATCTGTTCCTAAGTCGTTTATACCATAATCAGCATCCCACGAGTGTAATGGATTTGCGGGCGTCGATGGTGCAGTATATGTTGAATTATCCATTGTAAGATATGCAATATAATCTGTAGGTCCTGCAACTTGATCTGTTATACCTGTTATATTAGTATAAATCGGTGAAGTATCGCCTGTAGACTTACGTTGATCAATATAAGATGTTAATGTACCGTCTACAGCTTCGTCGATTAAATTATCAAAAGTATCAGTGTAAGTAATCCTAAATGTAATTGTCGAATTAAGTATCAGTGCTTCTACTAAATATGTATCTGATGTGTATTGTGATGCTGCGCTAACACCAGTAAATACAGTTTGATACGATGATGTTAAATCTGTGTATCCTATTGTTGTGCCTGTACCTGTACCTGTACTAGAAGTATCAGTTTCGGCAAACATGACTGTTCCTATATCGTTTAACAAATCGGTCCATGAAGTGTTCTGTGCATTTATACTGCCACCTACCCTGTCGCCCGATAATCTAATTTGACCACCATTGGCAAAAAACGTAGATGCTGCTGAACCAGACGCAAATCCTACAGTAAATATGTGTTCAACAGGGTCTGTCCATGATATTGTTCTGTTTGCTGTAAGATTAGAACCACCGGAAGTGATCGAATAATTTGCCCCTCCTAATATCCTTACAAGGCCTTGCTTTAAATCTAAACCTTTAACACGTATTACCATTGTATACTCCTAATTCTGTTTAATATATTTATCTAAACTTGCTATGTTTATTATATTATGCCGGAGCATATCCTAATAAAAATGTTTGTTCAATATCCGCAGCTTCGCAGTCGGTGATAGCTTCGTTAAGAACAAATACTGTCGATGCCTTTCCTGTCCAATACTCCGAAGCAACACCACTACCGCCTATCATAAACGATGATGTTGCTGCTGTTGAATTTCTCCACGTACCTGACCAGCCACTGACGTCTATTGTGTCTTCAGCTACAGAATCTATTCTAGTATTTAGATCAGTGCCGTTACTCTGTATTAATAGACTGTGCCACTGCCCATCTGCTGCCACACCACTCGCCGATAAACTTGGTACAATAATGGCAGATTGCTCAGTGTTGTCACTCTGCAATATGCGGAATTTTAATGCGTTACTGTCCGCAGCATCTGTTTGGATTTGCCACTGAGCCTGGTTGAAATCAGTACCCCACTTGCCTACGAGTGTTTTTTGCGTTCCTGATGCTGTTACAGAAAATAAGCAAAATATTGTAAATATGTTGCCTGTGATACTCCCAGTGGAAGGCGATCCGATCTGATCCTCCACTACAGTATTTGCGGTACCGTCCAAATTGATGCCCCATCGTCCAACAGTGGCCGGCAGTAATGCTTCGTATCCGACAGTACTGCGATCCTGTGCGTAGGTAATATCTCCATTGTTCCCACCAGCATCATTGGCGTTGGTACCCGGTTGATCCAGAAGTGGAAAATACCACCCATTGGTGTTGCCTATCATAACGTTCCCCACCGCAGCGAAGATGTTGTAAGGGTAGTCGTAAAAATTACCGTCAACGCTGTACTTCCACGATGACATGACGTCCTGTGCAAGGTTGTGGCCATAGTCCGTAGTGAGCAAGCTAGTGTTAGCATCCTTAGCGTACGAATATACTGCCGACCACGTAAAGTGAGCGATACCTAATTCCCATCCAGTGACAGCATCATTTGCAGATGTTGCTGCACCTGCCGTTATATCGAGATAACGTAATGCACCATCTATAAACTGATTGTGTCTGATACCTATGTAAGTACCTGTCGTAATTGCACTATCGGTGTAGTGTTAAAATCTTACTACCATTCATATACAATACTAAATCGTTACCTACCACACCTGCGACAAATTCGTGTGTTGCGTTTAAATCCGGAGTTCCTAAATAAGCAATACTTGAGATTGTTGTGTTAACACCATTTGATTCTTGTTAATATGGTTGCTTCGCCTGTGCCACCTGCTCCAATCCTTATATTAAAATAATAAGCAGTTGAAGTCGCATCTGTGTTTCCATCGTGGCGCAAATGTATCGAAAACCTGTTATCTTGGCCTCCAGGATTAACATTTATCTTAACAAATTGATCAAGCTGGCCGCTGTCGATCCAAGCAACACCTGTGCTAGATGCCCACTGTAGACCTCCGATACCGTCCAGTTCGCCATCATTGGCAGTTTCCTGTGACCAACCCCCTCCGACTGTATCCGTGTCGGGTGCATGAGCTGACAAATCTGTTCCAGCTGCCCCGGTGAATGTGTCAAAGACGGCAGTCGTACCCTGTACGATACCTGCTCCAGCGTTGATGCTTTCACTGCCACCACCTATCACCGATGGTGTCGCATGGCTCGGATTGTCGTAACCGTATTTCCAAACGTACGGAGTATTGCCCAGTGCCGCAAGGTTTCTGTTATACACCACCACGCCATCAATCGCCAATAATATACCTGACGTGATTCTTAAATGTACCGTCTGCCAATTATCGGTTTCGAACAGAGCTGAGCCAACGTCTCCAAGCTCGGCGATCACCCACGAATACACTGCATCGACCGGTGACGCTACCACACGATAATCCTGCACCGTAAATACTAGCTGATTGGCAGCGTTCAATTCCAATTTAAAATAATTATTCAGTGGATCATTCGCCCACTTAGCAACGAGCGTTCTGTCGTTACCGTTCGAAGACTGAACCCCCGATATCAAAAATTCCATATTGTAAAAATCCTGCCACGCCATGTCAAAATAAGGCGATCCCAATTGGTTATTAGAAAACATCTTCGTCGATGATATTGTTTGTCCGGTACCTCCACCGTAATTTGCCGGCAGTGGTGTTGACCATGTGTTTGATGCTGTATCTGTCGCACCTGTTAATGTCATGCCTTCGTATGAATGTGTTTCTTCGTCGATTAATGTAGTTCCGTTATTTTGATTAAATGTTAAATAATTAACCACCCCCGATCTGTATAATCTTGTTTCGGCGTAGTTTGTAATACTGTGAGGATTATCAACATTCCTAGCATATCTCATCCAATCGGCGAACTCCCTTTGCTCAGCAGCCGATATTTTACGATTCACCATCGTGTAATTAGTGATGTCCATCCTACCATAGGTAAAGATGCCGGTGGGGTTCTTCATTTGAAAATATTGCGTATCGGTGCGCTTGGGGAAGGTTATATCATTATCTGCTGTGGCAGTTGTTAATAACTCTCCAGGCCCAGGATAACCTTCGTATGTGGTAAATTCAATACCACCAGCCCCAACACTGTTATCACGTGTTATAACACATACGCTCTCGTCTGTCATGCCCGACACATCAATGCCGCCTGTTGGCGTATGTAATGTTCCGTTAGTATCCCACCATCGAAATTTAAGGATATCGGCCTCCACATATAACACCCACTCGCCTGTTGTATCGTTATTTTCAAAACATCCTGCAATGCGGCTCGGGGTGGGCATAGACTGGGTAACTTTAAATCCAAACATGATTGTAAAATCACCAGGCAAACTACCGTACGTACTACCGTGATCTACACCACTCCAATCATTGTTACTTTGCCCTGTCATATATGCACCGTAAGGATATCTGTTATTTGGTAATGTTCTTAACCCACCGATATTGGCTAAACTTCTTACATATTTTCCAGGATTTGCTCTATCATCATATCTTCCTAATGTTGTGTTAGCGTTAGGCAGCGGAGAATTATCATAAAGCCACATAAAAGGATTAATAGTGTTTTCCATAAATTCCCAGAATCCTTTGGATGTATTTGTTCCTATCGGATGAGGATTATTTGGGAGCAAAGGACACACCATATAACCTGCTGGTGCTGTCGGTGCTGGTGGAGGTGTATATGTTGATTTAAATATTATCTCACCACCTAATATTAAATTTCCGCTTGTTATTTTGATTGGCATAATTTTTCCTTATTGAACCGGATCGTTATCCGGGTGGTTTGGGATTAATACTTCTAATTGTGCTATTCTTAATTCTGTTTCGGTGGGTTCTAAATTTATGGTTTCACGCTCCACCGCAAATTCTGCCTTCTTCGCCACCAATTCTGCCTGTAATTCTGCTAATGTTTTCATCGTATTGTTTTTCCTAATGTGCCAATCATGATTTTCTTCTTCCACTTTCCACCGTGTAGTAAACGTTCGTACTCGTATTCGTTGACCGGCCTAATTTCCTGCCCCCTAGGTTCAAAAAATGCTATCACCTGGTCTGCCGGGATTGCCATAGAGTATAACACCTCATCACCCAATTGCCTTTCTAAGAATCTTAAAAAATTGCCACTGATCTCCATAAATGCTCGTCCACGTAAAATATCGTCTTTCATCATCTGGGCAAGATGCTTCTTACCGTCTGTGCTACCATCGGTGGCCACAGCGGCAATCTTCCGACCCCCGGTATCCTTGTACATGGCGACAGTTTTAATATCGTTGCCCCGACGAAAGATCTTCCACATAGGTATGTTCAGCATGTCTTTGGGATTCATGAAACCTTTGCTCATTATGCCACCAATGTCGGCATATGCTGCTTGCAACATTCTGTATACGACCTCGGCGTGTAATAATTTTCGCTTATCGTCCCCAGGAAGGAGATTTTCATAGGTTTCGTATAGTGTGACTTCATGTATTTTCATACATATATTTATCTAAAGAATCCAGATAGTGGGGGTGTAATCGTGATCAGCTTTTCTTAGAGTGGCAGTAACTGTCTCCGTGACGGCGCCACACGTACCCGACGATAGGTAATATTTTTGCTAGATGACCGTCATCCTTCATCGCCTGTTTTAGATTATATTCACAGAATTTTTTATCTTTCATAACATGCAAATATTTTTCAACCTTATCTCGTCGGAAGACGATAATATGGTGCAGCATATCCCAGTGGTTCTTATCCTTTCTACACAGGCGGTCAATATCAGGGGAAATGATCTCCCCACCGCTGGAAATCTGTTCGAACGAGCCGACCGCAGCATAGTGGGGGTCGGCTTCTAAGAACGCAAGGCACCGCTCAAAGGTGCCGGCTAGAACATAATCATCATCATCGACGAAACTAACATATTTTTTCGTCCCCAGCGCAAATCCGGCCACACGATTCTCGGCGATGGATTTTCCTCCTGCCTTAAAACAGTGCGTGGTGCAGATTTCCTGTGGGATACTATTTAACGCTTGCCTAAGCCATTCTTCGTTAGGATCGTCTCGTTCTATTATATGGACATCAATCACGCAAGAGTGATAGTATTGATACGGACATCGGCTGTCCCATCGTCTGTAGTGGATCTTACAAACGATAAATCGACACCAGCGAAAGTGAGAGGAATAGTTACCTGATATGTGCCTATAGCCACTGTGCCGGAGATTGTAGAATCGCTGCCGATGACTGCATTGTTAGTATCATATACCCGCCATATGATACCACCGAATGATAAACCTTCAGGTAAATTAAAATTAATAGTAATGGAGGTATATGTGTTACCGACGTGCCACGTACCTAACGGCTCGACAGATGCATCATACGAAAAATCTCCAACATATAAGAAACCACTCCCGTCGACTACATATCCTACTTTTGGCTGGAACGGTTGGACCGGTCCTCCTGATGGTGCAGTGAAAGCGGTTGCCGCTTCGGATATTATTATTTTACTATCAGGTATGTTTATAGACCCGCTATTTATGTTAATAGCCATGTCGTGCCTCCTATTTCTATTTATTATATTTATCTAAAGAATTTAAATATGGAGGTTGTTGTAGGCGTACTCTAAATGTTGTAAGTATTGAGATGGATCTTCTAATCTGTGGCCGCCGGTAACATATTTTAATGCACACCTGTTTGACCCAATTTGGTCCTCCACTGTGCGAGGATCAACTACATCATCGTCTGTCGCGACGATAGCAGTGATGGGTAAATTGACCTTGTCTGTGTCTATATGATATTTTTTAAGTTTCTTCCTCTGATGATTAGCAAAGTGTCTTGTCAACCCACTCTTATAATCTAGGAAATCACCGATGTATTTTTCACTGCTTGTGTAAGCATCGAGCGCAGGATTCAGCAAGAATAAAGTGGAGGATTTTAATTGATTCGCCATCCACCGTGCCCAAAAGCCTCCGAAGGATATACCGGCGATGAACAGGTAATCTTCCCCATTTACAGCGTCTACGATGGTCTTAGCCGTTTTATCAGGATTCGTATAGTCGTACGTGGGGGTTATGACCTCAACACCTTTAGCTTCAAAATGAGCTCTGATTTGGTTAACAGTGGTCGATTCGTTGCCATTGCCTCCCCACCCGTGCAGTGCTAATACTTTTTGTTCAATCATGATATTCTCGATGTTAGTTAATTTATGTGTATATTATAACATGATAAAGTGGTAATGTCAATCACATTCTTTCCACTTAGCTTTTGCGTTACAATTAAAACTAACTAATTCCATGTGTTTTGTTATCAACAGCGATGAAGTACCTATCGAGAAAAATCCTTGATTTCTTGCATCCCACTCAAGGTAACATTGCTGATATCGGTTATCCTGTTCTTTCTTATCATTAACAGGACACATACCTTCGTTCCACGGAGTAGTTGAACATCCAGTTAGCACTAGGATTAAAATTAGTTGCAGTGCTTTCTTTTGCATTTGTGAGGCTTACCGTGTCGTCTATGGGGTTTAGGACGTGGTTTATAAATTGGCTTAGGTTTTGGCTTCGCATATCTATAAGGAGTACGATATCTGTATATATACGAATCGTAGTAATATCTGTGAGTGTAATATATTCCACGAGTGTTGTATTTGTATCTAATGTGTGTATCGTATGCATTGTATGTTCTGTTGCGGTATGATGATTCTACAACATAGTAACATCCAGTTAACATAAACGACATTAATGTAATTAAAATTAGTTTCTTCATAATATTATTTACCTGAATTCTGCTATAATATGGGCAGTTTCCATGATTCTCCATGCATTGTTAGAGGAATATTGTCCTTGGCTGTATCCTTCCTCTGCAAAATACAGCTCTCGCTTACAAGATCTTGCCATTACTGTACACGAAAATGCATCTTGATATGCATGTGCGTACGAATATTCGTTGCTTATTGTTGGGTCAACATAAAATGTTTGGAGGTCGTGCTGTAGTCCAAATATATGAAATAGTTCGTGTGTAAAAACATAATCATCAGTGTATAACATAGTTTCATTCACGTAACCATATGCTGTCTGTTCGATTTCATCATATGCAAATAAATTTCTAAACGTGTGTCTATCAGAGTCGACAAATATTTTCCCTGTGCCACCCGATGGATAAGGGCCTCCGACAATAGCCATCACGATATCTGCTTTGTACTCGTCGCGCAATGTTTGGATATATTCGTCTTCTGCTAGGGCTGTCACTGCTAATGTGTTATCGCCCGGATAGTTAAAATTGGAAGGCATTTTGACCATTGTTACGTTAAGATGTACATAGTTCTCTAAGTAGCTATTATACAATGCTTGGTTGGAATCAGCGACAGATCCTGTGATTCTGTCACGTAGAGATTCTTCACTACCGTCTGCTAAGATAGTGTTATCATCGTATACAACCATTATATCTACCTGTGCTGGTGAAGGTGGTATCGGTGGCGTCCAATGCACTAACAACCACTCACCAGGATCGCCACAGCCAAGGTCATCACAAGCGGTTATGCGATGACTATATGTGCCTGGGCGATATTTAAAACCAGTGGTGGATTTTGTCTTGTCAAATAAGATAACGTTAGAAGATGTTTCGATGGGGTATTGATAATCAGTGACCACTGTAGACGTTGTGCGAGTTTCAACAATATAGTAGGTGGCATTACTAGCCTTTGGCCACTGTAACGTGTAGACACCTTGTCCGTTACTAATCGCCTCAAATTCGTACACGACAGCCTCAGGCTCTTCGAAATAGCCTCCACCGTCTCCACACCCCGAGATCACCACCGTGATCAAAATTAAAATATATCTTATCATATCGTCTTCCATGGATTCTGTTCGGCATTGGTCAGAGCATAATTATAGCTCGATCGCAAGATGCCCGGTTCTAACGTTTCGAGATGCTCGGGGGTCAGTGCGTTATTCAAGAGGTGAAAGGTATCTGTCACGTCCTTGCACTTATCGACATTGTGCCACCACCCGGTCTTGGCAATGTGCATGGCATGTTCTTCGCTGTATGCCACCACGTTAATGTTGGACGGCGATCCAGTTACAGTGGCAAGATAGACGTATTTCTTCCCCCGCAATTTATCAAAGAATTCGTCTTCACCAGTCAAATAATTGCTCGGAGGGACTCTGCCCAAAAGTGTACTCATATGTTAATCCATCTTTACACAAAATATTATTATTTAGTGTTTCACGATTCTCTACCGTATCCCCTGCTATTGCTAACAGACGCTTACGACAATCATCGACATTATCTGCCATGAGATCAGCACCATAAATACTCGACAGTACGCTGTCGTGACCCATCTCCTTCTTCACGATTGCCACCGATGCTAAAAATTGACCATTACCACAGGTAGGATCTAAGAAAGTCCTGCCATCTTCCCACATTTCGTCCGGCAGCTCTTCGAGCATCTCGAGCACCAGTTTGGTCGGTGTAAACACCTCCCCGTATTTGTCCGATCGTTCTTGACTGCGTACTAAGATTGTGTCTTTTGATTCTTTGAAACAGATGTCTTTAATATTTTGTAGTATTTTCATATTATTTATAATGAGGTAATAATTTTGCCATCGATAAGCTAACGGTGTGTGTTTTTTTAAGTTTTAACATTTGTCTTGTTTGACAGGCAATTTCATCAGATGTTAACCAATTAGATAATCGTTCAGCATCTTTTTTAGAAGTTGCATCTAACGCCCATACTCCGTACCCCCATGGTTTATACGGTGCTTTTACAATATGTGTGTTAAATATGCCATTATAAGGGTTTTGCCCAACCAATACTAACCATTTAGCATTTGTTTTCATTTTTTGAGGAAGTGGTTTATTAAACACTGAATTTGATATATGTTCTATCCTTGGACCATCTCGGTGGAGTGACACTATACATTCTGTACCGTTAATATCATAATTTGATTTTTTACTAAACTCCAAAGAACCTTGTCGAGGTTCTAATCTTTTATGTGTGGGGTGTATCGGTTTATAATTAACTAACACATCTTCTTTTTTAGCTACAAAATTACAAGTGTCTTTATTTGAAATAATGTATCGTATTTCTTTTAATCCTATATTTTTAAAATCATTTATAACATTTCTCGAAATATGCTGTGAGTGTTTTTTAATAAGTGTATTGTGAGATTTTAATTTAGGATGTTCTGAATCTAAATTACACGGCAATAATAATATAGTTGTTGTAGCCATAGGTAACGTTTTTTTATAGAAATTAGTATAAATCAACTTGCTACCGTCATTATACGGCGGGTTTCCCACAACTGCGTCAAAATCCATGGCATTTACCTCCTTTAATAATACATATTTATAATTTAATTTTTTAGCAATTATTGCTGTTTCTTTACAGTATTTATCTGTGGTAATGACAACATTCTTTATTTTCCGATTATATAGTGTTGTTGCAAACTCGATTGAAAACAATACTAAATAAGATTCAATGCCTTTCGGATCACCCACTTTGTCGAGTATTTCTTCGACTAAACATTTCGGAGTGTAATGACTGTTATTGTTAGAAAATTTATGACCATCGTTATTGCGTAACCTTGCAATAATTATATCTAATTCATCGGCTAATGTTATATTCCAGTCTGTCATTTTAAACTCGTGTGTTTATTTAATATACATGTATTATAACACAGGGAAGTGGCAATGTCAAGCATTGTATAATTCTATTTCCTTTTGTATACTTTCTGCTTCTGGATCAGGTCTTGGATTATATTGTAATTTAGATAATCCTAATTTTTGTCTAAAGTTATTCCAAAACTCAGTATTATCTTTTGTCATTTTTTGGATTCTGTTAAAGTTAATAACTTCAATTTCTTTAAACGTATTATTATCTAATTTATAGTGCAAATCTTTACCCGATGTAACTAACAAGAACCTTGCCTGATATGCTTGTCCGTTTGCTCTGGCATGACCCTGTGCGTTACCATAGAAGTTCATTATTCTACTACCGTCGTTTGTGTAAAATTCTTTAACTGGATTAAATGTTGCTTTTACCTGTATATAAACTCCACTACCTTCGTTGGTTTTCTTAGTAACAATACCTTTGTATATCTTGCTTTTAATTGACTTTGCAGTTAAATCGTAGCCCGTATCTTCTTGTTCGAACGCAACGTCATCTAATGATTTTACATCTGTTAAATTGAACTGTTGGCCGAATGTTTCTAAAAATGATTCACTTAATGCCTCGAATCCAGCACCGAAATATCTCGGTGCTGCTAGTTTACCAATAAATTCACTATCTTCGTCGTAGTCGTCTAATCGAGCAACTTCACGATATGGTATACGTGCTTCATTTACGTTGGATTGTTTTTTAAGTACCTTCATGAATGATTTTAAGTCGTCGACCTTCTCGAAATCATCTTTTCCAATACAATATTTAAACCAACTATGCATTAGTTTCTTCTCCGAATAACTTATTCCATAGTTTATCAGCACCTTCTGTAATCTTAATATCTCGAATCTCGTCAAATATTACATCATCCGCATCACGCTCTTCATCACTAGGTCCACGTTCGTTTGTTCCTGGCTCGTAAAAGTCCCAAATGTCACCGTAACCAGCTACTCTGAATAGTTCGGACCAATCAGAAACACTATTGTCGCCACACCATTCGCCGTCGACTCGGGCAAGTGTCACAATACATTCTGTTTTAATTTTACGCTTCTTAATTTCACCGTTTGTGCGTATGTCTGCCTTTGCTGCTCTACAGCCACGACCCATAGTTTGTATGGTTTTTGTCATTCCTAGACCACGTAGTAACAATACACCTCCGATACCATCTACATCAATACCTTCTGCTAATGTGTCGCAATGTATAATAATACAAGGCTTTGGATTGTTATCAAAATCTCGTAAAGCCATTTCTCTGCTAGTAATTGCTGAACCGTTTTTAACTGATCGATCCGCTGTTATAAAATAAACATCAATATCGAACCTTCCAACTATAGTTCTAATGTCTGCTAGTTCTTGCATTATTTCATCAAACTCTGTAGTCCTGGGCATCGCAACTAGCATCTTCTGTGTAAATTTCGTATGTACAAGACTAAGTTGATCTTTAAACGCATGACCTATAGTCGTAACATAATCTATTGTGTTACCTATTTTTTTGTTCTGTACATTAATTGTTCGTATTCTGGGTGGTACAATATATCCAAATGGTATAAGTTCACTAGGTGGAACATCCACAATTACTTCACCAAATAAATCAGTGTTATCCATACTCTCTTCTTGTGCTGCTACTTCGACTGGTGTTCCTGTGTAAAATAATGTTTTACTTTTAAACAAATGTAAATTTTCACGTAAGTCACTTTGTACTAAATAGTGTGCTTCGTCACATATAATAACATCGAAATCCATACTTGCAATTCTGTGTAAACTTTTGTAACTACTAAATGTAATATGGGGAGTTGTAGCAGAATCTATCACTTCTTGTAATTTGTCACGCTGTATAACTGAGACATTTTTACGATCTGCTAATGTGTGAGTAGATTGTTGTCCACTATGGAAACTAGTTAGTTCAACTCCAGGAAAACGTTTTCCAAATCGACCCTGTTGATCTTGACTAAGTGCAATCCGCGGATGAACTATTAATATGCGGGCATTATTACCATTTGCAATAATAGTCTTTTCTACTAAATTAATAAAAACTTCAGTTTTACCTGCACCTGTTGCTGCAAGGATAGTACCACGTGTTGTTTCTGGATCTTTCATAAAAGCATCTTGTGCTTTAATCATACGCTTTTGATATTTTCGAAATTTAATACCCACTGTGTTTACACCTTCTTGGTTTATTTAATATACGTATATTATAACACAATAAAGTGGTAATGTCAAATATTAACCAGTTCCCGCCGCCCCCAACTTATTGTATTTAGGCTTGTCTCTATAAATTAATCGTGTTTCTTCGTGTTTAGCAATTGTATTACTAAAGGTAGGCATATACATTATGCCCCAGTTTTCTAAATTACTGTCTTCATCTATCATTTTTTCTACTCCCGGATACTTCTTATTATTCCTTGCGGTACCTTCTTTAAGTTTAGTTCTTGCTACGGTTTTCCCGGAAGAAGTTCGGTCATGCACATTAGAAGACCATCCGTAATATACTATCTCACCGGTTTTTTTATTGTAGTAATAATATAATCCTGGTCCATGTAACGGAATGCCTACAGACGATGCAAACGAAGTATGTTCGATCCACTCCTGTTCGGATTCTTGCCAGGCTTTCCAGTCAGCAATTTCCTTTCGGAACATACATATCATCCATTCGGGTATTCCTAACGATGTTAAAACACTGTTAAATATGCGTACCAATCCTACTCGTGTATTAGGTAATTTCATGATTTTAATTTCACTCCAAATTCTAATAATTCAGCTTTATGATGATTTTTAAGATATTTAAATAAGTTCTTAGGCTCCATACCACCTTGGCTATTTGCTACTTTTGGGTAAATAGAGTCGGCGCCAGCGTAAGCAATATGAGTTCCTAAATGTTCATACATAAAGTCTGTAATATTATTAATTTTTGTTAACGTATACCCTTCAGTAATCATATGACTATACCATCCACATTCCTTCGACCCCCAACCTGGATATTTGTCCATTGCAATTCCGTTATCTCTGCGATGTTTATAACAATTTATAAACATTTGCTGCTTAGTCTTAGTTTTTAGGTCGTATAATTCTTTTCTTCTGGGTAAACAATTAATTGCCTTGCCGATACCATCGAACGCCATGTAATTTTTTTCAAGTACCTCTTGTGCTTGAGTGGCGGCAACTGCATCCTTGTGGGTACATCCGTCTGTGCGAAACCACAATACATCTTGTCTATGGTCTTCAACTCCACTAACCTTCATGTGGGTTCCTTTACCGTTTGCTTCACGAAATAAAACACGAACTTCAGCAACGGTGTCGACTTGTTTAATGATTACAGGAACTTTTTTAAAACCCAACTTCCACAAAAGAATAAGTGTGTGCTGTCCGTTATAACATATGAGCCTGCCATTAACATATGCGAGTTCGATGTAATTAATACTCTTAATGTTAAAGTCTTTAAGAATGTTAACAAGATTCTTAGCATCCGGAAGTCGTTGATGTGAATGTATAAATTCGATGTCAGAAACAGGTCGTTCTTCCCCAAATTTGAACACTTTTTTATATTCTTTTAAAAACTGTCGATATTTAGGAATTAATACTAGTAGCAATGAATAAACTCTTTCTGCTTCTTCATCTGTTAGTTTATTCCAACGCCCTTCGACGAAATCAATTTCTTCTCCTCCGGTTGGCTGAAATTGTTCGTTTTTCTTATTGATTGCATTAATAGTTCGGGTACTAACACCTGCTTCGATTTCACGTGCTTTCTTTTGCTTTTTTACAGTATCTACATGATCTTTATAGTTTCCGAACTGTATATCTGGGAATTTCTGTAGCATCCTTTCTTTAAAACCCATAACTTCCATTTTGTCCTCCTGGGACTGTTAGTTAAAAATATATAATAACACAAAAAGGTGGGTTTGTCAATACTTATCCACTATTGTCTTATCTGTTAATTCTATGCAATAATTATCGCATCGTGAATATTGATTGTTGAAATTGTGTATAACGTGATTAGAATCTTTCACGTAGTGTAGCTCACCACTGCTGTCGATGCCGATGATGAAATAAAGATCTGCGCCTAAGAGATTAGCACATTTCCTGTAATCCTGTACCTTATATTTTTCGACGGCTGCGAATTCTTTGCCATGGTGCCCGGGGAGGCCGAGTGTCTTTTTCTTACGCTTCACCTCAATGAGGGTCACTGCCTTCGACATCGCCTCCACCATCATCAGGTCGGGGAAGATGACGTCCTTGTGGCCTTTTCGTAACATTCGGGGACCTTTGCCTTTCCCCGTCTTAAAATCGTGCGTCGGGATGACGAGCGATCCTGGATTATTGTCAAGTAAGTGATCTACTGCGATATCCTCCAGAACCATGCCCTTCTTCAGCTGTTCTGTAAAATTGGGATCCTTAGCCATGGCGCCGTTTACTCTCCGCTTCTAATACTGCACATTTGCCATCATACATATCCTTTGGCATATGTACCAAATCTACCTTACCACATCTTGTAATCATATGTACAATCTGTTCGTTGCGTCGAATGATAGACTGCAAGTTGCGTCTATACCTTGTCATTGGGATTAATACTTCTTTCATGATTTAATACCTGTGTGATGTGATACTTTGATTGAATTGCCTGCTTGACAACTGCCGATCCCAAATGCTATAAATAGTATAAGAACCAATGCTACTTTACGTTTACTTTCACTGTCCATAATTTACACCTTTAACGTATCTAAAACGATCGTTTACAAATGCAAGGATTTCTTCCGCAATTATAGTATCGTCTGCCAATGTTGCTGCCATTGCAATTTGCTTTAGATCGTCTCGATACTTAGCAAATTGCTCATCGTTAGTAGTAATGCCACCGTTCTCATCTATAACTTGCATAAATCCGTAACGTTGGTCCTCCGGCACATCAATATCTTGGCTTTCCTGTTCGGCAGCTTCGGCGAGCTTCTTAGCTTCTTTTAACCCCATTTTGTTTGCTTGACGGATTGCCTTGATCACTTGGATCTTGTTATTCATGCCGTTTGTAAATCTGAACATTAAATTCATATTGGTTGTTTTTCGAAAGTTCTGCCTGTTGTGCGCCATGCTACACTAGGCTTGATGAATATTACACCACCCACTGCGTCCGAATATGATCCGACAAGTTGTTTATTCAACACTGCGTATAGTTGCTTGCTTGCATCTATACCGTCGTATTCGGAAGTTTCACGCCATAATTCAGTGACGCCTAATTCTTTTACTCCACTTACAAATTCATCGTAAGTCAAGTTTTGTATTTGCTCTAATCTCATTGATCTCTCCTTATGTTATGTACATTATAACACAAAATAGTGGAGATGTCAAGTTATTGTGCTATTTCCATTACAGTGAATGTTGATGAAGTTCGTGAAGCTGCCATATTTAACGCACCGTTATAATCACTTTCCGTTCTGTTAATATAAACAGTGCCTGTCTGTCCGGCAATTCCACATATAAACGTAATCGGCGTGCCTGCAACACTTCCGGTTGTGTCGAGATAAGAAGCACTTGCACCTATACCGTGATTGCCATCGTTGCCAGCCGCACCAGCATGATCTATACTTCTAAACCATGCACCTGTGTGAGTTGATACAACTACACCGTTTCCTATGCGTGTGCCATCACGTGATAATATGCCACCCCAGCTATCAGCATTAGTACATGAACCTGCGCCGATATTTAGTGTTATATAAAAAGAACTATTGTTGCCCTTTGGAGTTATTGAAATATTAAAACCAACATCAGCACCTATCCCAGTTGCATCGGTGTTGCTTGTTGTCACCACTGTGTCTAGTGTTGTGGCTTGTACTTGTATTATACCACCGCTTACAACATTAGCAGTCGATGCTTGTTTTGTGACTCCGCCTTGTACGACAGGTATTAACTCTGTGCCGTCTAATGTACTTGCTGATGATAATTGTGATATTTTAGTTGCCATGTATTTGTATCCTCTTTATGTTACACTTATTTATCATAACTAATACAATAAGCTGTCAATCTCTTGGAAGAAATCATCAAAATTGAGTGGCTTAGGTAGTATAGCACAATTGCCGTTCGATTCGGTTATATCAACATTATCGACATTGCCCGAACATATAATTAGTTTAGCATCTGGATTGATTTTGTACATCTGTTTAGCCATTGCTGTACCTGTTAAACCGGGCATTGTTTGATCTGATACAACGATATCAATGTCCTTCCAATTGTGTCTATAGTAAGTTAAAGCATCATTACTATCACTTTTATAAATAGTATTGTATTCTTTTATTTTTAACAACTCTGCAACCATATTACCAATCATTACTTCGTCGTCTACAATAAGTACGTTTTTGCTAGTTCCTTTGTGTGCTTCATATTCTTTCATATTTTCCTCATGTGTGCATATTTCGGGGGATTCCTGTTCTGGGAACAGTAATGAAAATGTTGTCCCGTCATCACCTGACTTAACAACTACGTGGCCTTTGTGATCGTGCATGATACCGTGGACGATTGATAATCCCATTCCTGTGCCTTTGCCGACCTCCTTGGTGGTGAAGAATGGGTCAAATATATTATTTAATTTTTCCGATGATATTCCTCCTCCGTCATCTGCCACGTATAATTCGGTATAATTTCCCTCGATGATTTTGTGACAGGATGAACAAATCGGCGTCCCAACATAGTCGCGAATACCGATTTCCAAGTACCCAACCCCATTCATTGCGTCACGTGCATTAATACATAAATTCATCATTAACTGATGCAATTTTATATTATTTGTTAATATGTGTCGCTGTGACAAAATATTAGTACTAATAACTATGCTCGAAGGTAATGCAGAAGATAATAATTCTAACGAGTCACTAACAAGGTGTTGTAATTTATATACTTTATATTCTGCTTTATTTGCTATATCAATTTCATTCCGACTAAAAGCCATCATGTGTGATATTAATTCTTTTGCTCGTGTGCCTGATACTTCTATATTATTTAAATATTTTTTCATACGTACTTCATCACAATCTTTGTTTTCCATCATATTCTGCATTAATTGTGTGAAGCCGAGAATCGAACCTAACACGTTGTTAAAATCGTGTGCTATGCCACCTGTTAATTGTCCTATGGATTCCATCTTCTGTGCATGTAGTGACTCTTCGTTACTTTTCTTTCTGCCAGTAATATCAAGCACCATAGCAATAAATATGTCACCAACACATTGTAAATGTACTTCGACAGGATATGTCGATCCGTCTTTACGCTGGTGTATAGTTTCGAAATTAATTATCTTCGACGAATCTAAACACAGTGGCTTAGCTAGTTCCTTATATTTTTCTTCAGTGAAATTAGGTTTAATATCCCATGCCGTTAACTTGTGTAATTCATCCATTGTGTAACCAATGTTTTGTCTTGCTCCGAGATTTACTTCTACGAATTTAAACGATTCGGTATCAAACATGTAAATTTCGTTCAATGATTGATCCATTGCAGTTGCCATTCTACTAGCAGAATCCTCAGCTAATTTACGGTCAGTTACATCTGTTCGGAGGATTACTACACGTACAATTTCTCCTTCTTCCATTTGCGGAATGACAGAAATATCAGCCCACCAAATATCACCGTTTTTCGATAAGTGTGATGCTTCACCTTTCCACGTTCTTCCGCTAAAAACCATCTGCCACATCGCTTCAAAAAAATCGTGATGTTCGATGCCTGTGTAAAATATCCAATGTGATTTATATAATATGTCTTCTAATTTGTATCCACTTTTATTTAAAAATGGTTGATTTGCATCTGTTATCCTTCCGTGGCTATCTGTTACTGTTACTAAACAGTGTTGATTTAATGCACTTTCCAGATATCCCGCTTTCATAATATTCTCTTCTTTAATTTATGTGTATACTTAGTATACTACGATAATAGTGGTTTTGTCAAATGTTATTTATGAGATGATGTCTGTCTTTTAGAAATTTATCGCCGACTTTTTGCCGGGCAGTTTTATCGTCGATGGCGTTCACCGTATATTCCACTCTTCCGGAGGTACCATCCTTCTTCAAATATTCTATGATGTAGGTGAATTCCTGTAGTTCTAGCATATTACAAAGTGTCCAACCATCCTTCTATACTCCCATGCAATGTCACAGCAAACGCATCTTCACCGTCGAACAGTGACAATTTCTTCCCGCCGATATAATACGGATACACAGAATTTCTGTATAGTGCTATCAACTGCTTGCTTGTTAATTTATCTTTTGGAAAACTGTGCTCTGTGTATATCTTTTTTAATTCTAAATAACCCTTATATGTCAATCTGACCGTCCCTGGGCGAAAGAATATAATAGGTGCTAGATCATCTGATTTACAATTAATATTATTGTGTTTGATGATCTCATCTGTGATTCTTGATGCAACATTATTCATGTTCTTCTATTTTTTCACCACCAGTTAATTTAAATACTTCAAATTCATCTGTGTGGAATAGTTTATTTAATTTTTCAGCTAGATTAAAAGCTGAGCCAGGATTTGCAAAACTTACTTTTTTGTACTTTGGTCCCGGATAACTAACTAACGAATTTAATGTTCGCAGGTTAATGGGATTGCCGTTATGAAAAACTGCATATACTCCAGTCGCAACAAGAACCTGCTGCGATTTATATGTTTTTTTGTCTACTGACTCTAGTAAAATAGTCGGTTTTGGTCTTGCCATCTGTAATTCCTCTAATAATAGTATTTATCACAAATGACAAGATTAACTACTGTTTTAATATCCTGCTTTGATCTTCTTTTTTATATTACTTAATACTGCCTTCATTTCCATTTCTGTCTTAAAAGGACCTTCGTATTTATATTTGGAGATAGTGCTTAATTTTGGGCAGTAGGAATGGATCGGCCCCTTGTCAAAATGTATGACGTAATATCCTGCACAATGGGCAACGGCGCCACTGCTAGTCTTAGAATATAGTGGTAGCGTCTCCCCCGCCATCTCCACTGGGTGAGGATTGCCAAAATCCACTGGGTAGCCTTTCACAAAATTTTCCTTATTCGTCTCCGCCACAGTGATCTCACAGTCGAATAAATCTGGTCCGAAGGTGTCGCACACTGCCTTCCGATCCTTAAATTTCATCTTCCCTTCGACACCACCCTTCACCATCAGCGTTAGCTCATCTTGGTGCTCCGATAGGAGCCCCATGTTTTCATTGGTGTCAGTCAATACTAACCATGCGTGATCTGTTATTTCCTTTAAGTGATACATTATTACTCCTTGTTATAATCTATGTATGCTAAATTAATCTTTTTCTTACTTGTAAATATTCCTACTCTTGTCGGCCCGTCATCTAGATCCATTACATAAAACGCCGGCCAACTTTCAGGTTCATCGTAGTCTATTAAATTTGTTTGTAATATTGTGCTATATTCTATCCTATATTTACACCGATTATATTTGAGTGAGTAAAATAATATTTCCTCTTCTGTCAAATTATCGTAAAATTTATTAAACTCCAGATTGTTCATATCTTGCATTTAACATCTTAGCAAAATCATCTGGCCACTGTGCCAATCTTTGTAAATCCCATTTGCTACAGAATCTTAAAAAGTGTACGCCAACCTGTGGAATCGGATCTCTACTCGTGCCCTCCACTATGCATTCTATCACTGCCTGTTGTATATCCTTAGGTATCAACGTCAAATCAATGAGCAATTTATTAGCATCGTATTTATCCTTCACTCGAATCTCATTGCCATTGTGATCGACCCACTTCTGCAACATAAAATTATTATAGTCCCACCCTTTGGTGTTACGATCGTCGTATGCTTCGTTGATACCCACTTTATTTTTCGTGCCCTTCAACCTTGCGCCCGGATACGCCGGAAATACGTTGTCACTCTTATCTCCTCGTATGCATTTAATAAACAAGCTGTAATCCATCCAATCTTCCCGCTCAGGTACAAAGTTTTCATTTACTGCACCAGTTTTAATCTTACTGTCGCTTTTAATAATAAACTCAACTTTCTTACCTTTGTTGTTATATACAGCATCTTTAGTTAACAGTCTGTCCATTACACCATCATATATTTTAACATTATCATCTAGTAACTGTACAAAGTCACTGTCCGAACTAATAATAATATGATCATCATTTGGATGTGATTGTGTAAATAATGCAATAACATCATCTGCTTCTGCGATCGGACATTGTATTAAACTACAATTTGTCTTTTTATCTAAATAATCAACAAGGTCGTTTAATGCTTCGAACATTATTTCATCTTCTTCCTGTTCTGGAATAGACTTTGCTACTCTAGCAGCCTTACGATTTAATTTATAATCTGCGTCAGCACTATAGCGCCAACTATGCCCTTCGTTAGCAAATATAATATGTGTGCCTTCAAATTGATTCCACATCTTACGTATTGACATAAACATAATGTGAAATGCCATTCCTATCTTCATATCTACATCACCACGAGTCGAATGTTTGGCTCGGTGATAAAGATTATGTGTGTCGATTATAATAAAAGTTCTTTTGCTCATTTTACTTCCTTTCGTCCTTTGCCAATGTCTGTCACGTTCACCATATTTTCTTTACGATCCTTTTCCTGTTCTTCCAAATCCTCAATACTGCCGTCACCCGAGAAAGCCTCCAAGGCAACATCCTTACACAGAGAATTAAACCACTGCTCTACGATCATTTCCTCTTTCGGAGCCGGCCCGTAGCCCGCCTCCTCCAAATCTTCGATAAAGTATAGGTTCCAATCAAACTCAAAACTGTTATCTTTACTGTCGATTTCGACAACATTAATATATGCTTCTTTGTTAATCGTTGCTACTTCTTTATCGTATTCGATATCAGTTAAATCACCTGCTTCGTGATTAATACGTGCTATTTCTAAATTTAATGCATCACCTTCTAAATTTAATTTAGCAGTTTCGGTATCATACTTACGTTTGTCAATGTGTTCATATTCAAAATCAATCGCCAATAATTGTTGCTTCAAATCATCTTCGTCTCTCGCATTAATTTTTGCAAGTCGACGAGATAATTCCTCTCCAGTAAGATAGTATTCGGCTTCTGCTAAATCTCTGCTTTTGCCTCTCAACCCCCAACTTGCTGGTAATAATCGAAATGGTATTTTCATTGTTGTTCCTTCCTTGTTGTATTGCCTATGTCCCAATCTGGTTCCCATAAATGTAGGCGTGTAAACGTCCACTTACGTTGTATCCTCTGTCTAATGCTTCGTTGCAAATATTCGCTATTCCTTCACCTTCTTGTGATTCTTTCGTAGCACCAACAGGCATAATAAACACAGGCCACTCGACCTCATTATCTCTAAATGCTTTTGTCGCTTCTTCGACTTCTTTCCATGATGCTTCTGTTCCGTTCACAACATATTTCAACTGTCCGTGATTACTAGCACAGGCATACTTCGCCACCATAGCTGGTTTAATTGCCCTCTTATATTTTTCACCACTGGTACTAAATATCTTCGGAGATACAGACCAAAACCACTCAGGTGAGCCACGATCGTCTGGTACCAACCCACCGAACTCCCTTGCAGTCCTAAAGTCGTCGAGCATATCCTCAAATTCTTCACTCAACTTTTGTGTACCGTTCGTCTCCACAGTAACGTACAGTGGGCAATTATCACGTCTACTAAATTCACGCATCAATTCTATAATGCCCGGTTGATTGTGCTTCATCATAGGCTCCCCACCTGTAAAGCACATATGCGTTTCTTGCAGTGTTGCCGGATGTAGAAATTTACCGCCTGGGTTACTGTCGCTTCGCAGTATGTTTTCTAAACCATCTGCTATTTCGCTAATTGTTTCATCTGCCATTAAGTGTCTGTACTTACGGCTCCAGGTATACGAGCTATCACAGCCGAAGTCAAACACAGGTAACTCTTCAACAGATTTAATGTCAATTAGGTCTAAGTCTTTGTAGGGTAAAATATATGTGTCCGGATTAGTTGGATCTTTTTGTCCGAATCCGTCGCATTGTAGGTTACATAAGAACCAACGTATCCATAAACTGTTGGCGCCGGTGTACGTTCCTTCTCCCTGTAGTGATCTAAACATTTCGCTATATTTATATTTCTTCATTATACTATTATACTACCTTTTAGTGATTTTGTCAATCAAGTATTACATCTTTGTAATGTTCGGATGTTTTGTAATTTCCACGATCTGGTATAACGTGGCGAACTCCACCGGCAGGATCTTCCATGTCACCATCGTATCGTGGGATCAAATGTATGTGGGGATATGACACCGTCTGTCCTGCTGTTTCACCACAGTTCATTCCTACATTATATCCTGTTGCGTTAGTTCTACGCACAACGTCGATACCACGTGTATATGCTGTTCTTAAACAGGCAGTAATCGCCTTCGGTGTATTTTCCTTCGGTACAATAAGTTCGTGTCCTTCGGTGACAGGTACACCATCCCTAAATATAGTGAATTCACTAGTTTCTATTACTACATCTTTCCATGGTATATCTTCAAAGTTCATTTATTTCTCCGTACCTAAATTCAATTTTACATTCGTTAATTTCTGTTGGGCTAAAATCTATTTTAGCTGATATTACTTCCTCGATTGATAACACTTGCTTGCTACTAGTATCATCTTCCCAATCGTGTTCTATTACAAAATTAAAATCAGTTAGTGACTTAACAAAATCTTCCGATCCTTTAAAATATCCAATAGTAACAGTAATTATGTTATTCATTAAATCTATTTCGAGATGTCTGATATTAGCTTTCGAATCATCAACGTCTTTTAATTTATTTGCGAAACGTGATTCTTCATCTTTAAACTCGAAATAGTAACGGGAGTCATCTATTAATGTGCCCGTCACACTTCCCATCGAAGTAGAATTTGTCCACACTGTATTTGTTGTGGTGGTGCCACTGTTACCAGTGATTGATATACTACCGCCTGTTCCGTTTGTATAATAAGATTGATTACTCACTGTTGCCTCCTACCATGGATTCTTTGGCTCCCAGGGGTAGATCACCCACTGATCGTCTGGTACATCATTCACTGTAAAATCTGTTGGAAATTCCGAAGAATGTTTATGATCGATCGTTGCGAATTTAACGCTATCGTGCCACGCAATATCATCGCATACGCATGACCCCCAATCATCCTTCAGTGTGCGGAACGTCTTGCCACTGTCACAGATATCATCGACGATCAAAATCTTTATTCCATTGACCGCATCCTCCGCCGTCGCAGCGTCACTACAATTTTCCACATGATCTCGGGTGGACCAATTCAGCGATTGCATCTTGCAATCTAGCATGTGGCTCAGCATCACTGCCGGCACAAGCCCACCACGTGTCAACCCAACGATGAGATCCGGCTGCCACTTGCTTTTCTTAATTTGCGTTGCTATATTTTTAACGTATTTACGGATATTTGTATATGTGTAATACGTCTTATTCAGGTTCTTTTCCGAGCTCATTCTCTTCTCCTTCGTATTAATTTTTCAATAAATTTATAGTGATCGTACGCATCTTTTAATGCCTTGTTATCCTTATCTGATAACTCCGGTATAATACGTAGACGTTTCTCAATTGCATCCAACCGCTTAACAATTTTCGAATCTTGTTGATTTGGGAACGTCCACTCGGTAGTCGAGTCGGTTGTTATTGTGTATGGGCTTGCGGTAGTTGTGCCTCCACCNACAGTATTATAATCGTACGTAAACGTATAATCATNATTTGTGTANANATATTCGCTGTTATTCTTTTTCGATGTCTCTGTCACTGTCGTCTCCTTGACATAATTTTTCCATGAACTTATAATGTTCGTATGCTTCCTGCAATGCTTCGTACTTGTCGTTTGGTGCCTCATCTATAATCTTNAGACGGTCTTCCATTCTTGCCATCCTATCTAACAATTCCCGTAACAATCGTTCGGTGGTATCATCTGGCCTCGTAAAGGTGTCGTATGTATTTGGATACCCCACTGTATTTGGTGAGGTAGGATATGTGTTTGGATAATTAGGTAGACTCGGTGCTGTGTATTTGTCACCAATGCCCCACGACGGATCTGAATCCTGTGGATTGATTCCCATGCTGTTAAACATATCCTTGTCGACTTGTTCTTCAAGTTCTTTACGTAACTTTTCTAAATTATCATTTAAAAACTCTTTGTTAATGGTCACCTGTAAGATCCTCCACTAAATTATCTGCACAAAAGAATTCTTTGTGTATCTTTGTATATTCCGTTTCTATTAAACTACGTGTCGATTCATCATAGCTTTTCATCATTGCTTTTATTTTATTAACTAATTTTTCCTTGTGTATTAGATAATTTTCAAAACTACTAGTCCACTCATCTGGGTACATCCAATCTGCACTGTACATTTCAGTATAACATAAACGTTCTGGCACTAGTGGCATTGCTCCTGCTGCCATTCCTTCCGGGGCACTTATGCCTAGCGTTTCTTGTAGATTAGCACTAAACACCATCTTGGCCCGACCTAGTTTTTTGTGATAATCAGTCTTTGACAATTTCTGCGATTGGCAAACTACCCAATCAAACTCAGGCATTTCTTCAGCGAGATCATTAAATATATCTACTTGCTTTTCTGGTGCTAGTCTATGCGGGAATAGTATTAAATTTTCTTTCGGTCCTTCGTAACGACTAATCATATCAGTCATGTATTCCATTGGCCATCCTGTTTGCTTGAATTTTTCTCGTCTGTCACGTGGCGATAGTTCCTCAGTTTTCATATATTCTGTTTCACCAAACACATTATTCTTAAACATTTCTATGTGTTGTTGTGTTGCGAACCAATTTTTATCTAATGTGTAAAACAATGCTTTCTCCACACTATTTGTCCACCGCTTATCCTTTATCAAGCGGCCTAGGAAATCCTGTGGATCATAGCTACCAGCATGCCATAGACCGTGAATTTCCACATCCACCCCCAACAGCTCTGCCATATATTTTACTTGCAGAATGCTCGTATTCCACGCATCAGTGAACAAGAATTTGTCACCGTCTTTAATCATTCCTTCTCTGAACAATTCTGCAATATGTATAAGTTGCGAGCTTTTGTATATGTTAGTTGCACCAAAGTCAAGGAATGCGCCTGGTGTTGTGACAGGTGGTACTTCTGTGCCGTTAATAGTGATTACTTTAAATTTGTTAGATGCTGCTTCTAGTAACTCAGGAACGTGAGTATGCCAGTGTGTTGTGTATCGAGTCTCTATCGGCTCGATTGGAATAATATATATTGTGTTCATTGTGATATCCTTATGCTATAGTGTATTATACTATCATTATCCATCTCTGTCAACCTATTTATGGCACTTTTCTCGGTGGAGGTGGAGGTGGCGGAGGAGGTTTCCCATTGGGCCAATGTACTGCATATTTAGCCCAAAACGTCTCATCCACTATCTCATCCTCTTCTCCAGTGAGTAACCAAACAAAATGTTCTTCTTCAGTGTGACGCCATGCATATTCTATCGTTGTCTGCAGAGCGTGATCTCCTCTCGAATTCACTAGTTTGCCTTTACGATAGAAATGCTCCATCCACACAATCTTGCCGCCGATAATGCGGGGGTGGTATGCAAATACTTTATGCCATTTTAATTTTTTGTTATCGTGCGGTTGATACCCCATTAGTTTTCCACTATCTTAATGACGTCACCATGCTTTAGTAGCATATTAAATGCTTCTTCATCTGTGACGTCACAGGTGTGTTTATTTAATGCTTTAAAACTAGTGCCAGGCTTGTAAATAGAGCGATCTTCGAAATTGTTACATAGTGTCATATCTGCGATGACGTCAAGGTAACCTTCGTACGACAATTGCGATTTTCTTTTTATATAGGTAAAGATACAGGTTTTTGTTCCTTTCACGATAATACTCCGAAAACTACAAATTCTTTAATTTCATCCACTGTTTTATACGGTAGTGGTATTAGACGCACGTCAACACCATAGCTAACCATTTCTGCTGCGTCACCGTAACTATCGAAATAAAATAATCTTTTAAAATGGCTCGGTGATATTATCCGTTGATATACTGCCTCAGCATCATTGGTGATGCTTTTAGGACCATCAAGATCCTGCAGAACAGTAAACTTGTCATTATCTTCAATGATAGAGAAATGTGCAATATATTTATTCATATATACATTATAACACAAAACAGTGGTTATGTCAAACGATATATAGTTGTTCGTTTTCTTCTATGCTGTCAATTTCTTCTTCGATTCTAGCAACAATATCTATGAACTCACGATCGGTTTCAGGGGAATATTGTGTTATTACGATAGAGCATGTAAAATCAATACTTTTAGATGGTGCGTATGTGCATACTAGTGATTCAGTTAATAATTGTATACGTCTTGCTAATTCTTCTGCTGTCTCGGCCGAAGCATCAGGACAAAGTACTACAAATTCATTATCTTTTAAACGTGCAAATATATCACCTTGTCGTGTTTTTGTGTGTATATTTTCTGTCAATAAAATTAATGCTTGATCAACTAATTTTTTTCCGTATATGTTGAATATTTTATCGTATTCGTCGATTCTAAAAATAATAACTGATAAATCATATTGGTTACGTAAACACGATCGTATTTCACGCTTACCTATATCGTATAAATATTTTTTATTATACACATTTGTGATGGGATCTTGCGTTGCTTTGTTGTATTCTGTTTCGGAAAATTGTTGCTGTAATTTAATTATTCTAAATACAAATACACCCACAATGAACGAAAGTAGTATATCTGCACTGATATGAATTGTTTCGGAGATATACATTAATAATGTTAATATCCAAAGTGTTATCAGTGATGATAAAAACGCCATTGATTCGGCCGAACACAATAATGCCCGAAATGCTTTTTTAATGGAATTCTTAGTCATACTCGTATTTATCGAGAATATACAAAAAAGCCTTGTTAAAAAACAAGGCTTTTCACGTCTATATCTATATCTTATTTTAAGCGTTTTTAATGTCTTGAATTTCCTTTCGGCGATCCTTTGCCAACTTGGTAATTTCCATCAATGCTTTACGAGCTCGAGTTCCTGCTGCTTTGTTACCACCTGCAAATTTTTCACTCTCTGCTGTGTATGCTTCTACTTGTTCTAAGATATTGCTATGTACTTCACTCATTTTATTTTCCTTATGTTTAATGCTCGAATTTAATTCGGGCTCCGTTTTCACCGTCTTCGCTAATGTCAATAATAACATCACGATTCTGATACTTGTCGTTAATGTACTCATGTAAGTCCATCGCCATCATTTCACAAGATTTGTAATCTAATTGCAATGTACCGTCACTGTACAATCCTTCCAGTTCACGCTTAAATAGAATAAATTCTATGTCGCGATCATCGTGAAATATCTCTATCTGCACGTCGAAGTGAAACATATGTCTGTGCGGATGTTTTAAAAATTCCACACCTTCGGGTGCATCAGGATAACAATGTATGCCTTCCTTTTGAAATTTTACATAAATATATTTTTTAATGTTCATTCTATAATCTCATCGTTTGTGTATTGTGTCCAATCAGTGTATTTGTCACGATCCATTAAATCATGTAATTGGTGACACCATACACCTGGATTAGTTGCTTTAAAGTCAACGTCATCAATTTTAATAGTTGCGTTATATCCTAGTTGTGTAGCATACGGTACCTTCACACTAACCTGACATATTGCGTTATTGTATTCGCCGTAACCTGCTTCATTCACCCAATTAACATATTTAACATCGAAATCCACTGTTGTCAAAACGCCCATCGATAACACATTATGTACAAAATTGTCCCAATCGTTGTCACCTTCGTAACTCTGATTAGCACCTAAGTAAATATGCTGACATTGCTTTTCATTATACAGTGTCTTGATAGTTTCGATATCCTGTATACCTACTACAAACAACGTCTTCAATCCATACGCAGGAGTCTTTTCAATTTCTGTACCGATGAAGAATGTTACTTCTTCTGCTACACCTGTATTATAATCCCTCTTCATCGTCAATTTCTCCCATTAATGTTTTAAGTATTTGTCTGTCAATTTCTTTAGTCATTTGTTTCGATAGTATATCAATAACATCTTTTCCGATATCATACTTAAATACCGGTTCAGGTTTTGGAAACTCGAACATTACTTCATTATGCTCTGTTCCAGATCTTCCAATTTACCTTCGTCCATTGTTTCTTCGGTTGGCTTAGAATCGTCTGGCATATCAAAGAATGTGTTAAATGCTACATCGCTGTTCTGTACTTTAATATTATTACTAATATCATCTAAGAATCTGTGATTATCATCTAACATCTTCATTGCTGTTTTTGTATCTGCTGCAAATAACTCTTTAACAAACGCATTAAAGTACAAAATGTTACGTGGTACATAATCAGATATTTGATCTGATTTATCGGTACTCTTTAACTTCTTCCAATCTTTAATGTTCGGTTGTATTGTAGCACTTTCAATGTCTGCTAATTCGTTTGCTCTAATAACAGACTGAATGTGATTTGCTGTATTATGCGCCATTATGAGTCCATAGCTAAATGTATCCCACGATGTCTTAGTTTCCTTATCGTGCTTGTTAGTATCACCCTCTCCCCTGACACACACATCGCCCATGGTAAGTAAATCACCAATTGGGCTGTGTGCCGGAAAAGCTAAATCGCTACCTTTTAAACTTTTGTGATCTGGAAATGATTCCATTGGGTAACTAAATTTCTGAGAGTTAGTAATAGGATCTGTGTACATTAATCCGTTTGCTGCTGACAGGAATGGACTTGCACAATCAAAGCTAATTGTTAAATTCGGATTGTATGCTCTTAGTTCTCTCTGAATACTTGTTAACATACATGCCCAGTTTAGTTTAGATGTTCCTAAAAAGTGCATCCAATCTTTGCCTTCGAACATATTCTCGTCACGCATAATAATAAGACGCTTTAGCACAATATACATATTCCGCATATTTGCTGCCCCCATTGCCCAACCTTCGAATTCATAGTTCTTAACACATTCGTACCATGCTTGTGCTTCGGTCCAGTTACCACCCTGTAATACATTCAGCAATTTTGTAGCACCCGGAACTCTGTGCTTTGCAAAGAAATCGTTGTTATGTAAAGTTGCAACTAAGCAATCTTCGAATGATTTTAATCCTGTGCGTTCCTGATTCTGTGGCATTGCTGCCCAGGTCGGAACATCAAGGATCATACTCCAATCTGCTGTTTCTTCTAGCCAACGCAGTATCTTCATTCGTACTTCGTCTGCCTTGCCAACGTACTTACCGTCGATCCACGTGCTTGGGTCATCTTCCTTCTCATAGAAACGTTCCCAGTCAAATTTAATAACACCTTTACCAATCTGGAATCCACCGCTATCCCCGACCATCGTGGTCTTCTGCTTGTCACGCTTTGCTACCATGCCCTCACGTTCCTTAGATTTTTCTAAGTCGAGTGCTGCGTGTCCTGCTGAATACAGTGAGTGGTCATAATTAAAATAACCATTGCCAGTGAGGTAATCCAATCCTTCGAAGCCTTTGGTCATTCCAGGTGGTAAACCGTTCGGACGATCGTTTAGTGTATAATCCGGATCACGTTCACAGGCACCTAGTAGTGTTGTGTAGAATCCAGATATCGCAGGTAAGAACCTTGCCCAATCGTCTCTATATCTTTTATTAAAATCTGTCATATACTTCCTTACATTCGTGGTAAATCTTTCTAATTTCTGTTAGATTTGGTATTTGTCTCATTGTATATTCTTCAGCTAAAGATGCATAGCATTCATGTACCGAATAATCACGATCAAAACATCTTTCTATAAATGCATACATAGTGTTAGTCATTTATAACATCTCCATTTTCGTCGACATTGACATATTCTGTTGTCGGTGTGTACGGGAATTCAACGTCAACAAAACTGTCGGTACTTGTATAAGAAGAACCATCTGGTTCAACAAACACTTTTCCGTTTATATCCCAGGCATGTTTATCATCTTTAAATACGTGACTACATCTGTTATTCTGCCACATCGGACTTCCATCGCCCATTTCGGCTACGTCAACCCACTCACTATCTTCTCCGGTGATTGGACCTAGTGGTTCTTGCTTTGCTAACTTAGTAAATAAATCAATAGCAAATGATGACGAGAATCCTGAGTGGCCTTGCTTGGAAAATACCTCTAATAATTCAAGCACATTATCTGCCATCATTATATTTATATCTTCATCGCCGGATAAAATTTCTGCAAGTTTATCTTCACCTTCGCGGACTGGATACCCAGCCGCTCTTAGCTCACGTTTTGCGTGATCTAATGTTGCCATTATCTCATCTTCGCAGGAATAATATAATCGTAACTACCAATGCCCGAATCTACAGTAATTGATAACGCACCCTTATCGGAAAAGTTCATAGTACATTGTTCTACATCACTTAACTTCATAATGCTTATTACTTGTGCTAGTGGATAACTATGTACGTTGGCTAACTTACCTTTAACACCACTCGCAATTGGTACGACAGATCTGTCGCTTGCGCCTGTGCCGATACTAAATGTTAATTCACCATCAGTTACCTCTACTTCAAAAGTAGGTTCAAACGAACCGAGTATACCGCTAAAGTATTGTAAGTCTTGTAAGTTTTGTTTAGTAGGCTCGATTGTCACTTCCCATTCGGAACCTTTAAACATAGGTACTTGGATTTCTTTTGCTGCATCTTCGCCCATAAAGCGATAAAATGCTGTGTGGCCGCTGTTGCTGTTAAACTTAATTTCAGTTGGCATATCATTCCCACCTCTATTCTGCTTAACTACGCTGATGTCTGCTGCATCAGTATCGAACATAGGTCCATTAATGTAACCCTGTAAAACACCCATTCTGTGTAATCCAACAATATGACCATCAAGTGCATCAACTGGTTTAGTTAATGAACCGTACATTACAACAGAACGATCTTCTGCAACTGCTTCTATTTTTGTTCCTTCTTCTTCGTCGCCTGTTAATTTAGCATCTGTTATAAATGATAAATTATGTGTGTGACGTAGGATGTCCTTAAAACTATCTTTAACCATTACTATCTCCTTGTAATATTATTACTATTATAACACACTGTATATAATATGTCAATCTATTTCTGTTCATCTGTTCTGTATAAATGATATCCATCTGATGTTATGATACCGTTGTTTAATCCATCTTCAATTTTTTTACCAATATATTTAACATAACTAGTGGAATCTGGTTTAAACATATCGCTTGCAGTACTCATATCGTCAAACAGTTTGTACATTCGTATCAGTTCTTTATTTAAAATTTCTCTGTCTTTTTTATAATCAATGTCCATAATATCACCTCAATCAAATAATGTATCAAAATGTGTTGATTGTTTGTCTGCTTTGCTAAAGTCCCACTTCAGAACATTCAGCATATTTACAATTTTCTTGCTCACCACTCTCTCCATCATGTCTTCCTCGTCGAACGGTAATTCTAAGAACCAATCTGGTAAATGTGGTTCATCGACAGGATATGATATATTCTTAAATTTATAGTCGTTCGGTTTCAAATAACATACAATTACTTTACTACCATCTGTTATTCTGCTTCTGTGCAAATCGTTAAAACGTTCACGTAATAGATTCCAGTTAAATGATCCACTCACGTGTCCGGGTATCGTAAGTTTCTTAACGTGCGTACCACGCTTGAGTTGCTTATTACGATCCTCGATGCGATTCATATATTTCGTCACACCATTCACTGCCTTCGGCGTACCTTTCTCCCACGGCTTCATGTGGTCGAATTTTTCCTTAAAAACTTTTATATATTCGATGCACGTTTTCTCGTCGGATCCTGTCAACACCATCTCTAGCAAATCTGTCAAAAATTCCTGCACAAACACAGGCGTATCTGCTCGTCTTAAATCTAAGCCCATCGCCTTAATCTTGCCGGATTTTCCGTCCACGTCTTTACGCTCACCCTCATCATCATACACAAGAGCCGCATAACGCTTCTTCTTAATAAATAATGCTGTGCTGGCTACAATCTCACGTCCTGCGGCAATGACGCCCTCACTACGTGCTATCGGTACGTTAAATGCGCTCAACATAAAATGAGGGAACGTATCGTTGACTATATTTGAAATATTATCGTATAGTTCCACTACGCTCTCTTTTGTCCATTCTATCTCGCCACTGTCGATCTTATCTTTGAGTGTACTGTAAGCACTGAAATACACTGAGTCAGTATCACCGTATACAATTGATTTACCTTTTTCATCGTACTCGCCTGCTACAATCTCATTCGTTTTAGCAGCCATGTGTCGTGTAATACTACGGCCCGTTAATGTTGTACTTTGTCCAAGTCTTTGATCGAAGAATCTACAATGTTCGTTCAACAGTCCACCGTACAGTGAGTTCAGGTTAATCTTACGTACCAACTGTCTTTTGTCCCAATAACCTTCTGCTTCTTTCCACACCTTCTGAAACTTGCGTCTAATTCTAAACTTGCCACTCTTTACTGTGAGCCCGTACTTTGACGCAAATGCAATTAATTCTTCTTTGCTCGCATCTTCGAAGGTACCCATTACACCATACTCGACTTTCTTTAAATTCGGTAGTTCGCTAGGCTCTGTTATCTCATCGTCAGTCAAATCTGTTTTAATAAGTCCTGTGCGTAGTTGGACCATATTCCACAGCGTTTTCTTCATCTTCTTCCTGTCGGCGTACCACCCACTTAACAGTCCAGGGATGATGCCGTCGATGTCGGTTCTAAACACTGTGCCGTTAGCACTGATGCACCATGGTTGACCGCTCTTAAATACAATATTATTTAATTCTGCTCCTGTCACTGTTGCGCCGGTGCCATCCTCCATATCGAAAATATGTTTAACAGATGTGTCGTGGTTATTAAAATCGTTCATCTCATCTGTGTTAAATTTATCGTTCCACCACCCTGCGAAACTGTGACTTTTTGCTGCCGATATGTGTTCGTCAATTGACTGATTCGTCTTATCTGTACGTAACTGTCCTACTATCGTCTCAGGACTCATATTCAACGCTCGAATCACAGATGGGTACAGTGAGTTCAAATCCGAAGATCCAACGTCCCTGTGCAATCCTTTCTTTGGATGCATTACCCAACCACCTGCCGCTCTAGTATCGCCTTTATCGTGGTGATTCTTATCCATCACTTTCACGCCACGTCTGTGACTCTCAACGATAATCGCCTGTTCTGTTACTGCCACCGCCCCCATCGTTGCCGGCAGCAACGTGTGAGCCCCGTGTGCAATTGTGTTCGCAAGATCAATAAACTGTAATTTCTTATCCAATCTATCTAGAAGCATTGTATCCTGTATGTTGTACTCAAGAAACTTCTTAAAGTCTTGATTGTATAATTGATCAAGTGTTCCTTCATACTCGACTTTCTTATCACCTAATTCATATTCTGCAATTGTGTCAAGTTTATAACTTTGGCGTTCTTCATACGTATATTTTTTGTATAGTGCCAGATAATCGAGGTGGACACGACCTACCAGATCGTATGTTTGTATTTTTTGTTCGTTACGTTCGATGTGCTTCTTCTTTGGTAGGTCGTCCCACAAGCAAATTTTACGGGTTTCATTTTTATCTAGTTGTGTTGTTATTCTGTTAATTGTATAAGGTATATCATAGAACTCACTGTTCCAACCACTCAAAACATCGGCGTCTTGTATAAGCTCTAACCATATTGCCAACATCTCTTTTTCTGTTTTACACAATATTACATTAGGTACTTCCTTTGCTATTACTTCGGCCTCTTCCCACGATAATGTTTTTGGAGGTACTGCAAGACAGACCATAACGTCAAGCCACTGTAAATATGTTGCGATTGATGTGATTTGGTTGAAGGCCTCTTCCGGAGAACTGTAGCCGAGGGTCTGGTCAAAGTCTGTCTCAATATCGAAAAACGCCGTCTGTAGATTTGCTGTCTCAGAGTCTAAATACTCTTGCTCTAAGCACCGTGCGACCGGTTGGATGTCACTCTCAAACATCTTGCGATGCCCGTTGATTTTCAGTAGTTTTAATTTGTCTTTTTTACTGTTGGGTGTTAATTT